CTTCAATCAGCATAGTTTTAGCAAATTCAGAGTCAGTAGCAATACCTGAATCTATGATTACTAAGCTTTTACCAGAGTTTGCGACAGCACTCTCAGGGAGTAATGAAGCCAAAACAGTAAGTAATATCAAACTAATTTTTTTCATATTAGGCACTCTTTCTACTCATTAATTTTGATTCAATATGCTTATGGGCTTGGGTAAGTAACCAATGCTCAAACTCGCCATTACACAAGGCATAGGTTGATCGTTTTTCTCGCAACCTATCGATTGCAGCATCAGCTGAAAGACCAGACATCATCAACGGTCTTTTATACTGATCAAAAAATTCTTTGCGCGCATCATCACCTTCTTTACCGCCCTTGCTAATTAAATCCATAGCTTTGCTTGGTAAGTTTCTAACATTGTCTAATACAGATGGCGCTGGCGGTTGAGCAATCGACATGTTTGGTGCATTAGGGGTAGACACAAGAGGTGCTTGTGCTACTTGAGTTGCATTAGGCAATGCAGGATTAGTTGCTCCATACGCAGATGCCATAGCATTAACATTTGTACCTGGCAAACCAGCAAAAGTTCCCGCTGGATTAATTGCCCCTGCTGTATTTGCTAATGGAGTAGTTAAAGCCGTATAAGCATTAGGAGCCACACTTGCAGCGGGCGCGCCCATGCTTGCAAATTGTGGTGCTACTGATTGCGCTCCACTAGCTAATGATGATCCAGCACTAGCCGCACTACCAGCTAAACCAGCACCTAAACCAGCTCCACCATAGGCGCCCAAGCCCATCATCAAACCTTTGCTAAGGCTACCTGTCATGGCAGCACCAGCGCCACCTACCATCAATGCAGCCATAGGAGCGCCTACGCCAGTCGCTGCTAGTGCAGCACCAGCTAGAGTAGGTAGAAGGCTCGACAAGAATCCTGCCTCTGGCAATCCAGTCTCAGGGTTTACAGACAACGAACCACCGTGCGCCATAGCCAAGGATTGCAGCCCCTGTACTTCGCCTGGGGTCATGTGTACAAGTACAGAATCATTTCCTCTGCCAGCGGTCTGGAGATGGTTAGCTAGTGTGTGCAGGCTCATGTTAAGACACCTTTATCTTTAATGCAGTTGTTGCAACGTCATAGTAGACGTCGCCTATTCGTAATCTTCCAGCAGCTTCGTCTGTACTTGTAGCAAAGCTGACCACAGTGTTTCCTGTTACTGGATCAGTGGTGCTGAAATTTAGTGCAGCAATAACTGTATTGCCGGTTCTTTGTGCAGAGCCAGCACTTACGCCAGGAGTATCTAATTGCGCAAAGTACAGGCGCAGAATGTTGTTTAATGTATCTTGATAAGTTCGGCTATATTCTACCGGAGCTATTGGTAATGATGGCGATTTTGTGGTACCAGTTGACATACCTATCTCCGACCGTCGCTGCGCACATCAATCCTTGGCGCACCTAATTGCCACTGACATCCCAACTGATCAGAACTAATCCTGAACGCCATTTGGCGACCGCGCAGTCTGGTATATACAATCTGAGTAAACTCCTGCACGTTGTAGTTCTTGACTGAGTTGTACGACTGAGCTGACTGCACAAGCGGCGTGTCTGCTGTTCCATACGGCGCACCAGGGTTCTGGCGTGGACGCAGGCTAAATGTTACCTCTGGCTTGTCAGGTGAAGACGTAGTAGATCCGTCAAACGTAATGTCAGGGATCATCCTCCACACAAAACCGAAGTTGTGACCGTCACCAATATCAAAGTCAGAAGACTGGATGAATGAAGTGATAGGCAATACTGTGCCGTTTACCTCTACATTGTTCGTGCCGCTCTCGTGGTACACAACGGTCTGGCTGTACGTAGCTCCCATAGGGTACTCGCGCAACGGGCTGTCAGTCCAAGCAGTTCTTCCTAGACTGCCGTAGTACCAGACTTGATCTAGATAGTTGTAGATCACATAGCGGTCAATAACAGATGAATTAGCCGAGCAATAGAACCACCAGACCTCACTGAATCCTTCGTTTGTGCCAGCAAAGAACTGATAGCTCTGCTGCAAATTAATGTCACCAAAGACATATTGTCGAAGTGAACATGGAAGAGTTTCCACTCGACCTGTGTAGGCGTAGAACTTATCCACACCCATCCAGTAGGTAATGTTGTTAGCTGTTGCTACCGCGTTCGGGCCGACAATAGATATGTTGTCAGACAGGATGTTAAATCCCCACACAAACGGTGGGCCAAGATACTGCATAGAAAACAACGCAGCATCTGTAAATACTAGAATCTCTTGGCGAGTCTGCTGGGCAGTAATAATCTGCGATCCGCTAGACAGACGGTAACTACCAGCCTGATTGGTAATAGCTGGCGTCCATGTCTGATAATCTTCTTGCGCAGACCAGCGAATTAACAGTGGGTCTTGGATGGTATCGCCGTAATCATTAACGCCAAACGTAAGCACAAACCGCGACGCATCTGACACCATCACAAAGTTACAAACAGACGGGCAGTTAGCATCTGTATCGTATATGCCAGAGCTATTAGGAGAAAGTAACTTAGCCCTATCAGCAAACTGTAAGCTTCCCGATGAGCTGTAGTCTGGGATCCATAAATATAGCGCGCCGCCGCGAGGATTGATAATCAGATACTCACCGTAGTTAGCCTCTGACCACAAGCGCGGTTGTTCTGCAATACCGTAAGCAGAAGACTGACCCCAGCCAGTAAACGTAGCGGCGTTGTACACAGCCGTATTTGCAGGGAATGCTGTAGCTATAGTCCCGCTAGCTCCGCGAGTAGCTCCTGTAAATGCAGTGGAAGTATTTCCAGTGTACGTAGTTAGCTCGCTGTTACCAATCATCAGAGTGCCAGTAGCATTGGCAAACCCTGTAGTTGAATTAACTGCAATCGTGGTGTTGCTTGTATTTAGAGCAAGACTTAATTTAGTCTGAGCTGTACCGTAGACAAAACCGCCCCACAGACCTGCGCCCCAACCAGTTAAATAACCAAACGTAGCCAAGCCGATATTAATTTGATACGCCGCTCTTACAGTCCCGCCGCCAGTAGTAGATGCGTTCGCAGCAGTAGCCGCTGTAATTTGATACGAGTTAGTGTCAACATTGAATATTACGTATTCATTGTTAAGATTTAACCCAGCTACAGTAGAAGCACCAGAAAAAGTTACGTAAGAGCCGTTAATAGCGCCGTGAGCTGCATCAGTAACTGTCACTACGGCAGAGCCGTTTATGGTGGTAAAAGGATTGGTTAATATGTCGGTCGCACGAATAGGCGTAATGTCATTGTAGACACCGCCACTCTCAACGTAATACTTTAAGTTTGTTCCTACGCCCAGCAGGTTGTACCCGCGCAGGGTTACCCAGTTCCATAAAGAACGAGCAACACCTACATACGTATTACTGGAGATAGGAGTCCATCCGCCAATCTTCTGGGGATATCCTGAACGAAATCTGATCTTATCGCACTCAAACCAACCGCCCTCATTGGCTAAGGTTGTGCCTTCCCTATTAACACCTGGACGTAGTTGAAGTTTTTGTAGTGGCATTTTTAGACATTGCGCTCAAAGTGAGGACAATCAACAAGGCTTTTAAAGTTTCCGCCCCAACGATTCTTTGGATACAAAGATTCCCAATAAGCGCCCAACGGAGCAAGAATTGTTTTATCCCAAATTATTTTTCCGTCTTTGAAGAAATTTAAGTCGATTGCACAACGCTTTAAATGAATACTGTTCATGGTCTTAGAACGACCGTTTTTAAAATAAATAGCTTGCTGTTCTGGGGTGCGAGCTAACTCACCGCCAGTAACCACAAAGCCTTGTTCAGTTGCGTACTGAATAAGCTTGCAAGCATCTAAAAGGAAAGCGGCTTGTTCTTGTGCGAGGCTCATTTTTTACCTCTCATCTCTGCAAGTTTTTCAATCGTGCGACCGCCAAAATATGCACCCATTATTAGCATACCCCACTGACCAAGCAAATTAACATACGACTCATTGGCGTTGTAACCGAATGCAGACATCATGGCAAATAAGAAGTAGCCACAGAAAATAGCAATTAAACTCATAGGTCGAATGTTCTTGGATAGCCAAGAATCAGACGCCATATCAGCGTCCCATCGGTTAGACACGTTGTTATCTTCGTTCTTGGCAGCATCAGCTAATAGTTGCAGCTCTGCTAGTTCCATCTTGGCTTTTTCAATGCCAAGCTCCA